TTCCTCCACAATATCGCCCATCATCTGATAGAGCACGTTAGATGGCTCTTAGTAGGGGAGAAAACTGATGTTGTCGCGGATAACACCGCCCGGTACGTCTACGTCGCGGAACTCGCCGGGCATGATCGGCGTATCATCGCCCTTAATTCTAAGCCCGCGCGACTTCAAACCACCGGGTAAGTTGGACAAAGTGCCCGCATCAACGAGCTGACGCAACAATGAGGTCGCTGATTTCGCCAATCCACCAATCATGTGGATCAAACCGAACCCGTAAAAGCCAAGACCTGGAAGATACTGATAATGAACGAAATGTTCGCGTTTCATTTTCAGCTCATCGTCTTCATACCAGTTACGACGAATCGCTAAAATAGTGCGTGAGGACTTATCAATGCTGACAACATAGGGTAGGCCAATCTCGGTTGGCTCACCATCCTGCATATCTTCAAATCCAGGCAGGTCTAAATCCGCCTGAACCTCCAAAATGGTATGGCGAGAGTCCATGTCGTAGCTGGCTGAGTCACCCGTTAACTGATTGTATTTACGTTCAATCTCACCGGTGTCAGGGCTCGGGGCAGGTAAATCCACATCCAGATAAAAGCCAGATACCTGTAATTTACGCACCTCGTTCTTACTGCGCTTCATCACATGGGTTGCACGTTCGCAGGTCGTTAAATCCGCCGCGCCGTAACTGACCACGAAATCCTCAGCAGGCACGAACATCGAGCACGGACGGCCCATGTTCGGGTCAAAATAGACCTTTCTGAATGCTGAACCTGCCAGTGGCAAGGAAAACAGCATCTTTTCAGTTTCCGAACGATATTCGGTCATGCGCTCGGTAAGTAGATAATTCAGATAATCTTTAACCCTGCCTGCTTGTTGTTGCTTTTCCTCAGTTATCTCGCCAACAACCGCGGTTTTAACTGGTCCCGCAGCAGGGAATATCTCCTGAATTGCCTGGGCTTGGAAACGCACCACAGATTCAGTAAGCAATGGATGAAATACTCCGCAGGCCCCATCCCATGGGGTAGTGCGGTCGGCGTGTTTGAGGCCGAGTAAATCCAGCCCGTTGATGTAGGTCTCTTCCCAGTCGCTACGGCTGTCGCGATCTGATTGATAAGCGGCCACTAACTCGGAAGAAAGCTCTCGAAGTTCGCTTTCATCAATATATTCAGCAAGATTAGCATCATGGGCAACCCCCTCCTGATCCTGGGCGTCGGGGTCAAAATCAATAACCATGCCGCCATCAGGGGTTTCCATCGACACCGATTCGGGATTGACGATCTCAATCTCCAACTCGGGCTCCAGCTCCAGAAAAGGGTCTTGCCCTAATGGACGCTCTATTGCCATCTAGCCATTCCTACTAAAATTACCACCGCGAGTCGCAGCACCCATCCCTCTAACTTGACCGCCCTTAGCCATCTTGTCCGGCTTGTCTTTCTTTTTCTTTTCTTTAAGTTTATTGATAGCCCATTTCGCAATGGTCGTTCGAGGGGTCAGTATCTTTCCAAGAGTTCCCCACTTTTCATTTACATGGTCAACCCATTCACCCGGAGCGTCTGGGCCAGGGCCTGCCGGCATGGTTGCAATTCCAGATTCCTTTCTCTTAACCTTGCCACCTTTGTCGTATCGAACCTTACCGCCCTTTTCATACTTAACCTTGGCAGTTCCAGGTTTCTTTTTGGTGCTGTCGTAGTAACTGGGCATCAAATTCTCCTAGTAATAATCAGCAGTGCGTCTATACATCGGCTCATCTTCTTCATCTGTATGCAGCCGTAAAAAACCACCCTGGCGGAATCGTAACAACGCCTGTGTGGAGCTGTCCACCAAATCATCATGCTCTCCAGCTGGGAAAGATGCAAATTCTTCAATCACAGCTTCAGCCCAACGCTTTTCCGGACACCACACAACACCGGAGGCAAACAGGTCTGCTACCGCATTAACGCGGGCAATTTTATCGTTTCCCCGTGACGGGGTGTATTCGCCGACCGGGATACCCATCGCTCGTAGTTCAAATATCAATGGAGTGCCAGCAGCCTTGGCTTCAACCACAAAAGCATCCGGTTGCCAAGTTTGATAGAACTCGAACGCCACTTTCTTCAATTCAGGAAATTCCAGCCGTTCTTTGTAAGCATCTAATAAAATGATGTTCGGCTGGCTTTTGCCATCATCATCAGGACGATAGAAAACGCCCCAGGTGGTACAGGCGGAATAATCAGCCCGTTGGGTTTTCAGAAAGGCGGTATCCCAGGATTGAATCATAAACTCACAATTGGGTGGATTTTCCTGTTCCCAGATACGCCACCATTCCCGTTTTACCAGGGCGCCTTCTTCAGAGGTCGGATCTTGCTGGTACTGAGCAGACCACTTAGATATCGGCAGCTCATCGCGCAACGCCTCTAGTTCAGCTAATGGCCAAAACTGCGGCCAAAGAGCTTTACCGGACGGCATAATTGCAGGGAACTCAATCACTTCCCATTCATCAGATCCATCACGCTGCACTGAAGATCGGATAATCTGCCCGGTCAGGTCACGTTTGTGCCAGCGGGTCATTACTACCACGATTGCGCCACCGGGCTGAAGACGTTGCCGAGGGCCGGAGGTATACCAGTCATAGACTTTATCAAACACTGACGGGTCGATGCTTTGACCTTCCTGCTCAGAGTGGGGGTCATCAATGATGAGCAGATCAGCGCCTTTACCAGTAACCGCCCCACCAACCCCGATAGCGAAGTATTCACCACCCTGGTTGGTACTCCAGCGTCCCGCGGCCTTGGAGTCGGCCCTCAGCGCAACTTGCGGGAAAATAGCCTTAAAATCTTCAGCAGCAACAAGGTTACGGACCTTGCGGCCAAACCCAACCGCTAACTCTGCGGTATGGGCTGTTTGAATAATCTTCTTATCTGGATATTGGCCCAAAAACCATGCCGGGAGGAGATAGGAAGCAAATTCAGATTTGGTATGCCGGGGAGGCATGTTTACGATCAGGCGCTTCAGCTTTCCGGAAGCAACCCGCTCAAAAGCTTTTGCCATGATGGAATGATGGCGCCCCTCAATAAAGGCAGGCCATGTTTGATGTACAAAGCCTAAATAGGTACTGCGGGCCTTTTCACGCTGTTCCTGGGCATCAAATTCTTCGAGGAGGTCAAGAGCGGCATTTTGTGCGGCAGGCGACATTGCCGAAATATTTTTTAAGGTAGCTACATCAATATGGTCTTCAATAGCCATAGCCCATTCCGCTTAGGAACATCCTAACTAGGATCTTCCTATTATAAAAATAAATAGGATCTTCCTAGTATCCTAGGATCCTAGGATTATCCTAGCAGGAACCACCCAGGATTATAATCGTTATTTGGAATAGATAAGTCAAGTGCTAACTAGTTCAGGGCACAATATTTGATTTTTTTGGAAAATTTTTTTCCCGGCTGGGACTCCTACCCCCTTTTTCTGTGAATTATCTGCTAGAAGATACATGCTACATGTGGTAGTGGCCAAAAATAGGTCATTATATGAGCAAAAGTCTAATAATAGGAGGCCGGGTACGGCCAGGCACACAGGGGGGGTACGGGTAGGCACTCATGGTCAGCGCCGGTCGGGAGCGCAGCCGGGTGCCCCGGGAAATCCTAGTTCAGGCGCCCAGGGTCGGGCGTGTCCAGGTCAGACCCGGGATCGCCCAGAGCTTCCAGGCGTCTGCGCAGGTCATCCGCTATGGCCTCGGTCGAACGTTCGGTGGTGGTCACGTTCAACTGTTCCTTGAACAGCCCACACGCCTTGCCCAGGAGTTCCGCAGCCCGGAGCTTGGCCATGTCCTGGGGCTCAGCCGTCTCAACGAAAGTACGGAGCGTGTTTAAAACCCGTTGCTTGTCCGAGAGCATCGATGTCGCCTCTGCCCTATCCTTCTGCCCCCTCAGCGTCTCGATCCTCATGGTGATCGCAGGGTCGCACGCAAGCTTGCTACTTTCAGTATTGATTGCTCCAGCACTCATGCGCTCCGCCGCGTACGCCTCCCGGTATGCATCGCTCAAGCTCATACCCTCGCCATCCTCCCCGCCCACTGCCACACACTGCGCAAAGTGCCGCTGTTTCGCCGTCAGACCAGATCTAGGTTTACCCATCCGTATTACCCCGCCAATAGATGTTTGCCCCGAGTCTAGTCAGCAACGCCCGGACTGTCTGCCGTATGTGCATCGACTCACGAAGCGTGTGGACACCAGGTAATAGATAGTGCATAATTCAGTGGTGCCGGGGAAACCACCGGAAACCAGCAAACCAAAGGAGAATGACCA